TCAGTACAAATATAGTGATTTTTTTTTAGATTCCTGTAACACATAATTTATCGCTTCCTCAGTGGCTTTTTCTCTTTCTTCCTCCAACTCAGAAGATAATCGGCTTATCAAGTCCATGTCTCCGGTAACAGATTCCATACAAGTCCCCTCTTTGCCGGCAATAATGAGTTTATAATGCCCGTATCCGATGAGCTTTTTAAATAAGGTATATTGCTGCTGTGCCATAAGAAAGCGTTTTACAGCGGAAAAGAAAAACGGTTCCGCGACCCGTTGCGTTACATATCCAGGAAAAGGGTACAGTGCAGCCATTAAGCATACAACACGGGACGGAACCGTATATGAAGAAGCATCGGGCCACATAACGTTGTCCGATGCCTAACGGTCAAGGTTTCCCTTTTCCAATAAAATATGTAACGCAATACAAAGATGGGAATTTTATCCTGGAAAAACAAAGCCCCTTCCGGATATTAATCTGGTCGGGGCTTTGATTTGCTAATAAAAGCAAACTTCTACACGACAAAGATAGTCATTTATATTAGAAACTTTATTTTTTTGCCATTTCTTCCAAATTATCAGCAGCCCATCTTAAAGCCTGTATGAAAGTTTCTAATTCAGCATCTCCCCCTAACATAACTTCCACTCCTCTTTTATCCTTTAGTAAACGGATATTAATATCAGTTGAAGCTAAATCCTCTAATCTAAAATAGGTTCTTGATCCATGCTCGGAATCGCCACCACAATATCCATTTGTCGCAACTTTTACACCCAAAATATTACAATTAACAATCTCTGTTTCTTTTGAGCTTTTAATCAGTTCTAAATCCTTAAAATCAGCCATAGTTTTATTATTTTTACAACGAGACAAATGTAAATAATAATTCGATTTTAAGTTACAAAACTAACAATATTTTTTTGTTAAATAGCAAATGGGAATTACCATTGAAATAAATTGTAATTTACCGTTACCGCCAAGACAGGAGACAACCCGTTTCTACCGATACCATAGCCAGCAGATAGACCAAGCCCCCAGCGTTTGTTTTTTTGTACGATGTCACGATAAATGTATTCAGTCTGGTAAATGGTACGCGGATAAACCAGGATTTCATCAAGGCGTGGTGCTACACCGCTAACCTTTGCGTAGTAGTTGCTATCCTGGTACTCCTTATATTCACGCAGGTGCCAACAGGTATCGCTCACATGGATTGTGTCTGAATTGTAAATCCAGGCAAGATAAGGCTGTGGAGACAGAATATACTGAGTATCCACATCTACCTTTGTAACTATATGTACCGATGTAACGGTATCAGACTTCCCGATATTGCATTCAGTTGGCGAACGGCTGCACCAGCCTAAACAAAAAGCCAGTACAGCTATTAAAAGATATGGTAAGTATTTCATAAAATTAGGCATAAAAAAAGCGGTGAATCGTTGAAACACCGCTTTTTTGATATCTACCTATTTTCGTTAGTTTTATTTCTCTTATCCCCGAAATGTCCTCTCAATACAATTAGACCAAGGCCTATGATATTTACAGTAGTTGTACTAAGTAATACTATAAGGACTTTGTCTGATAAAAATATTGAATTCATTGATTTAATAAATTCATGACTTATTCCACAAAACTGGCATAACATTGTATTTATAACACTTGCAAAACCTGATAGCATTAATATTACAAATACTGTTATTAAATAATAAGAAATAATTTTTGTAGCCCAATGCTCTAAACGCCTTCTTGCTCTTGTATCTTCAAGGATGCGTTGATGTTGAAGCAATTCTTTACATTTATCTAATATTTCTTTAGGTATAGTAGCACCACTTTCAGAGAATGGAGATAACAAATTTCCGACAGTATCTTCCAAATTTAGTTCTCTTGAAGGTTTAGGCTTATATGAAAAAAAGCGTTTGATATATTGGAACAGTTTATATGCACCATACTTACTCCAAGGAAGAGAATCCAATTCATCAACATCACTTGATCTTGTATTTGTAATCTCATTGAAGAGTTCTAAATCATCTGTTGAATCTGGCTGTCTTTCACTCATATTTATCCTCTCCACTCTTTAAAATATTCCGAAATAAATTCTTCTGGAATTTCTTTGTTCCAATTTATTTCAGAATTGTCACCCTTTTTCCCATATACCGTATTAAACCATGGACTTCCTTTTTCATGAGACCATTCGCTAAGTTCATGTGCAGAAACACGACAATATTTTGCAACAATGGATGTTACAAGTCTAAGTGCGTCCGGATTTTTAACAAATGCCTTTTTGTCATCATCAGTTAAATTTAACGGTGGGTTAGATGGATTGTACCTCACATTTACACGTGGAAAGACCGGACCATAAGGCCATGCTTTAGGCGTATCATCATTAAATAAAGGAGTACCTTTTTGTGCATAATACGAGCCATAACACATAAACAAAATCTTTTGCATTTGTGTCTTATTAAGTATAGTTCCATGCTTATAATAAGCAAGCCAACTCAATAATTTCATATAATCTAAGCTCGTCAAATCCATGATATAATATACAAAAATCCCATGAATATAACATTATAATAAAATTATATGTTTTATCCATGAGAAAACAATTACCTCTATTACTACTTATATTGTAGTGTTAATATAACGATACAAAGTTACGAAATAAACTCATACATACATACTATCAATCACAATAAACAATAAACATTAACAAAATAATTTTTAATACGGTGTTCCAACAATTCAAAGAACGCTTTAAGATTACAATTCTATTATTATGTCGTAAGCAAATCCTTATACTCACTCACAGCATCGAAGCAAGGACACATCTTTGTCCATTCGTTCGGTTCCACGATTCCGTCACCGTCTAAGTCAGGGCTGGTGTCACGGTGTCCCAACACTTCCACAATCTGATACTTTCCGCAAAGCTCCTTAATCAGCTTTGCCAGCGCCTTCTTCTGTTCCGGAGTTCGGGTATCGGCTGCCTTTCCGTGTGCATCAAGTCCACCCACATAGCAGATACCGATTGAATGTTTGTTATACGATACTCCTGAAAATCCCTTGCTGTTGCAGTGTGCCCCATCTATGGTAAGGCTTCGTCCAACCTCTACGGTACCGTCCAGTCTTATAACATAGTTGTACCCAATCGTGCTGAATCCTCTCTGCAGATGCATCTGGGTGATTTCCTTCTTACCAATGTCCTGTCCGGCGCGTGTGGCCGAGCAGTGAACTACGATTGCATCTATCTTATTCATTTCTTCTCCTCCTTAGTTACTTCTTCAATGATTTCTCCTGCTGCGTTATACTTTTTCTTGATATACCCGACCAGCAGTCGCTTAATCGAAACCTTGTTCTTGATTCCATGTATATCACAGATATGGTCAGCGATACTGTCAAACTCAAATATGAATGCCAGTCCAAGCCCGCACATGGCTGAAATGGTATAGCTGCATATCCCAATAGGCTGAAGGATGGATATACCCAGCATGAAGCCAACGACAAGGTAACTGTTATACTCGATGAACTTACACACGGTACGTCGGCCAGCACGGGAAAAACGGAAATCCTCACCACGTTTGACTACGCTATCAATGATACCAAGGACAAAATCCGCTACAATCATTACGACGATAAATGCCAGCATCCATCGAAGCTCAAACACTACATTCTTAATTTCTCCAATAAAGGAGTAAGCCCCGGCAACCAAAAGTTGCGGGGCTATGATGGTAATCAGATTCTGCATCACTCCTTAGCCTTATTACCGAACAACTTGGCCAGCCATTCGCTCGTTACCACTGATACAATTCCGGTCGATGCCAAGGCTACGAACAACGAATCAATCACCACAACCCAAATACTTGCGTCTGCCGGAGGAAAGCCGAGATTCATCCACCAACTGAAGAAGGTAACGATTACACCAACTACAGCCGTCACCCACATACTGACCCACTTATTCATAGGATTGGATAACTTCGAGGCGATAAATCCTACTACAGCAGGAACCACGACTGTAACAAGTCCGGTGAAGCTGGCAAATCCGGTCAGGAACTCCGGAACAGAAGGTTCTACACTAACGGAAGTTTCCGCGAAAACACTCACTACGCACATTAACAGTGCAACACACATGAAAACGAATCTTTTCATCTTACTAAGGTTTTAGATTAAACAAAAAATGCCCACAAGCGCATCCCAACTTAATGGAACACGCTCATGGGCGTAACTACTATTTCACACACAAAACTACTCATTTACCAAAGCTTTTCAGCGAAGGTAAACAAGTTAAAAACGAACAAAGAATAAAAGGTTTCAAAAAGGCTGACAACTCTTGTCAGTATATTTTAGGTATATCACATGAAATCTACCGATTCTCTACCGGAGCGCAAAATTTGGCTGAAAATCAAGCCGTTTTTTCCGGGTTTTTACTGCCTTCAAATCGCGCATTATCGTACTTGAAAGAACCTCCGAATATATCTCCGTCGTCTTCACAGAAGTATGACCGAGCAACTTCTGGACAGTAGTAATCGGTACCCCCTGATGAATCAGCAGAGTAGCACATGTATGACGTGCCGTGTGGTAGGTAATGTGCTTCCTGATACGGGCTATTCCGGCTATTTGGGAAAGGTATTTGTTCACGTCCGAATTACACCCCAAGGTGGCAAATTCTTCTATGTTGTAGCGGTCTAATATCGTGAGTGCCTTACCTTCGAAAAGCAGGTGTAACGGAAGCCGGAGTTCTATTCCGGTCTTAATGGATTTGAAGTGTAGCCAACGCTTCCCGTTAACCTTGATAAAGTTTTCAGGAGCCAACTGACAGAAGTCAGAGAATCGCAAACCGACATAGCAACAGAACAGGAACGCATCGAGTACATGACGTAGCTTCCTATCTTCTACTTCCAGGTTCTCCAGTTTACGCAGTTCGTCCGGCGTCAGGAACTCGTGCCGTCCTCGTTCCTGCTTTATCTTAAATTTGCGGAACGGGTAAGCGTCTGCATGAATGTATCCCTGGTTGATGGCCTCATTTACTAGCGTCCGAAGCTGGCTTCACAAAATTGGACGTTTCTGATATGATAGTAAATCCTCCTGCTATAACAGAATAGCTTCCTCCCACTTCCCGGACGAGGTGGGAGGAGTAAACATTAAATTTAACCACATTATTTCCAAACTCCCCAGGTTCCAGAATTGATTCTAAACAACTTATTACCTTTTGTATCATAAAAGCGCTGAATTCTATATCCGTATGCCAAATTAATGTCTACAAACAATACTCCAGTTGAACTTCCTGGTATATTATCATTTCCAGCTCCAACGGAGTATATTCCTGCTTCCAAGTCATCTATAGTTTGATTTGGAGACACAGTCCCACCTTTGGGGAAGCACCAGTCTTTAGATGCTAAACCGTTCTTGTTTGATGTAGCAAGCCCAATCAGTCCTCCCACAACTGATGCGAGGGATGAAATTCCCTGCTTTGCCGAGTTCCCATTTTTGTCTATAACACGCACATAAGCCGGGTCGGTTGTTTCACTGAAAGCGGTCTCCATCTTGTCGCTCCCGGTTGAGGTTGCAGCTACAGCCATGGGTACGTTATTGGCTGGCAAAACCGTTCGCTCAGACAGACCGTCTGCAATACGCATTGCTATGCTGTCTGTCAACTGTTCCATACTGACAATACCTAATTCGTTACCATCTGAATCTAATGCCTTGAATCCGGCTACTTTTGTTAAATCTACTGTTTCCATATTATTTAATTGATTAATTCTGCATTTTCTAATGAGCGTTCACTTTCGCTTTCTATAGGGAATATATTCCATGTTGTATATCCGTTATCGGCTGTTCCTATTATATTGAAATAGCAACCATCAATGAAAGGTATAGTAACTTTTTTCGCTTTTTTATATAGTATGTCCCCTTTCACAGCAAAAGATACTGTACTGTCCTCACCTACAAAGTCATATGAATGGGACGTTCTGCTCGTGACGGGTACAAATAATTCAAATTTTCTAACTTTTCCATCTTCCAGTTTAGGGAATTTTCGGTTATAATAATTGTTTCTAGTTATCAAGTAATTATTATACGTTTGTCCTTCCTCAGAGTCTGATTCCCGCATTTCAAATGTTTTACAAGATAAAGTTCCTTCTATCTCTGCATCCTTTGATTTGAATTTCCCATCTTCGTCAACCTGAAAAGGAGCATTATCAGGTGTTTCACTTCCTATCCATAACCTTATAGCTCCGCTGCCATCTGCACCACTGAGCCCCAGGCATGGCTTTCCTGTCTGGCTATGTGCTATGGTTAGCTGGTTTCCGGACAAAAAGTTGATTTTCGCGTTTTTAGCGATAATCAATGAAGTAAATATAGCTCCTACATTCGTGTCAAACTTATCCCAGTATTCCGTATTGGTATAAGTAATAGAAGACGAAGAAACGTGTGTCTTCTTGCACTGGTATGCGTCCCATCCGGTTGTTGTACTGTCATTACGAACCAATACTACGTCAATATACCTTACTCCGGTATTTGTCGTCAGTGCGCTGTCATTACGATACTGTACACCGATTCCCCATTCTGAATCTCTTACCACACAGCCCTGCAGTCCTTGTTTACCATAACTTGACACCAACGAAGGATTACTCCAGTTGCTCCATATACCTGCGGAACTTCTCTTCCGTTCGCATCGCCATTCGTAAGGGTACGAGTCACTTACCCCCTGAGATATAGCAGACCAACCTGAAGGTACATAACCCTCAGTTTGCGAAGTAGAAGGAGTTGACGGAGCAGATTGTGATGCCGTGCGCTGGTAGATGTATTCGTATGTCACTGCATCCTTACCGTCAGCACCGTTCTCTACTATGAGCTCATATTCGTCTGTGTTCGCCTCTCCGGTGAGAATGTACCCACCATCAGAAGTCATAATGCGGTTCCCGTAGCTGTCAAGCACCGTCCATAACGGAGGATTTGAAGTCTTTACCTTAGAAAGAAAAGCCTTTCCACCCATGGTGACAAGTGTCATTGCATCTACGGTTAAACCGGTACGCCATCTTCCACCGTTCTTTATGCTTGTACCTGGTTCTCCCTTTATCCTAATGGGTTTTCCCCATGTGCCGTCTGAAGATGATGCTGACACTTTCTGTGACATCCATTTTACTGATGATGTAGCATTCGTGTGCCATCCGTTTGTGGTACCGTTTCCTGTTGGTATCGATGGTTCAGTATCACTGTCATTATAGGTGATATAAACAGACCACCCGTTATCTCCCTTTGCTCCATCTACTCCGTCTGTGCCATCGACAACCATCAATGCCCATGCTTTGCCAGTATATATGTATACTCTACCATTATTAGTATCACGATATACCCAGTTTGTTTGCGGATTAACAGGAGCAGAAGCCAAATCACCTTTCCATACTATGCCTATACCGTCTGTACCGTTTTTACCATCAACACCGTCAATTGTCATTTGGTACCACGTTCCATCCTGATACACATACGACTTCTTATCAGTTGTATTTTTATATGCCCAACCATTCTTAGGGCTTGAAGGTGCAACTGGAAACTCTCCACGCCACAATATGCTTGTACCGTCTTTCCCGGCAACGCCGTCTGCGCCGTTTAATCCATCCTTCCCATTGGTACCACTGATTCTTACTGAAACCCATGATGCAGGTGATGTAGCGGGAGGAATCACAAGTCCTGTTCTCATCCACAAATATTGCCCTGTTCCAACTGCGGGCGGTGCATCCTGCCATCCGGTTGTAGGAGCAACGGTAAGAGAGGTATTGACGGCAAACTGGAATTCCTGATACTGTGCGTCCTTTCCGTTCTCTCCGGCTTCACCTACAATGCGCATTGCCGTACTCCATGCTCCATCTCCAAGCCTCTGTTGCATCCATATATCGCCTTCCTGGAATGTATCGTGCCAGTTTGTTTTATCTGAGGAATACCGTACATACAAACTTGCTCCATCCGCACCATTGGTGATTCCTGATATATCCAGAAGCAGCGTCCAGTCTTCACTCTGTGTGTATTCAGCTATAATGTAATGGTATGTCTTACCACCGTCTTCTGTAACTACGATATAGTTCCCTTCGTTGTCAGTAACAAGAGGAAAAGGCGGATTGCTTGTTTCCGTAGCGGCCATGAAAACACGGTCGGCAAACGGCACAATACTTCCGTAGGCATAAGGGGTCTCCGAGCTTTTCCATCTTTTATAAGATTTGATGCTGTCACCAGCCTTTACCTGTTGCAACCATGCCGGATCGTCCTTTGATGGAATAGTGTTTGTGCCATCTTTGGCAATGCAAAGCCACAAACCACCCTGGTAACTCACACGGTCATAATATGCGGCAAAGTCTCCAGGATTCCAATCCGTGCGGTCGTTTGCAACCATCACTTCTGTTCCATCCTCTCGAATCTGAGTAACGGTTCCGGTGAAGTATAATGAGTTCCCGTAGAAGGCATATCCCGTTGCATTAATTCCGAAGATGTTCAGGTTGCTAAGGTCGCCATACTGTAAGGCTATGTTCCGTTTCCCTATTTCCCAGTCATTTTGCTTCCATAGCATTCTGGTATAAGTACGGGTCTCATACACTGAAGTCTGTCTCTTTTCATTCGTAAAGTTACCCCGGCATGAGAATTTCATCTGCGGTTGCGGATGTACGTTGTATCCGTCACGGAGTACATATCGGAACGTCTTGTTTTCCTGGTCCTGAATTTCCGTGATACGCCAGTAGGCGGTCGTGAATCCGGCAAAATTGAAGTTACCGATTCCATCATCACTATCTTCTGTCGCATCTCGCTCATCGCCGAAATGCCAGATACCCATGTTCATGTCGTCCACGGCAATAGCACCTATTTCACCATCCTCTAGCTTCAATGTAGCTGTACCGGAAGGTAAAAGATTGCCTTCCGCATCTGTATCAGGAGTGACAGATTCAATCACACCGGCACCCGGTGAACGCCACTTGTCACCGATAACTATATCCACGCGATTATATACGAGCAGCGGAACAATCAGCTCTTCCCATACTTTCAGGCTTCGCATTTCACCCCGTCCATCTGCGCCAATCTTCGCTCCAAACCCGGTCAGTCCTTCAGCGAAGCCATCTTTACCGAACACAGCACCTCCAAACAACGAAAGAATATGCTTAGTGCTATCAGGAATATCTTTTCTTAAGAATAAATCCTTCAGTTTATCAAGAGTTACTTCCGACAAGATATCGACTATACCAACAAATGTCCTACCCACCCGTTCAGCCGTATTCTCTCCGCTTTTCGTTGCATTACGAATCAGCAAAGACAACTCTTTCAATATGTCGATACTATCACTCATTTCAATCTCCTAAAATTCTAAATACAGTCCTATTTGCTTTAATTTTTCCGTTTCCCTTGTAAAGAGGATAATCATCCTTTTTCTCTTCAAGAAACCATACACACTCCTTCAGGTATTTGTCAGCGATGGAAAACGCATCGTTATAGGCCATCACCTTTTCCTTGATGTCAGGACGGCTGCTGTATTCATCCTCCTTCTGCATAAGTCCGTATCTGGTCACATTCAAATCACCGTTCTTCACGATCCGTGCATAGGTATAATATGCCAACGCCGTTTTAATACCCATGAATATCTTTTTCTCTCCACACTTGTCCTCATACGTACCTCCATCAAGAAGAAGCTTGTATTTTTCTGGATTCTCCTTCACATCAAGGTACAAGGCATCACCAAGAGCAGATTTTATATCAATACTCTCCGATTCACGTATATACGTCTCTATCTTATCTTCATCCACATGCACGGACATACCGCGAGACAATGACGATACATCAAGCGTTGTTATCAGGTACTGCTGCATTTCTTATATACTTTAATGGTTGTACACTAAAATCCATTGACGGGTTTGCCACCTCATACCAGTTGCGGAAAATACGGTCAAACGTGCGCTCTATTAAACGCTGTTGCTTGCTGACGATAGAATTATAGTATTCAAAGGCATCTTCCAAAATATCGCCGGAAAAGCCCACTTTCCCGATACGAATACAATACCACGGCTCCTGACCATAGGCGGAATAAATGCGCTCCACCACACTTGCATCCGTAACGGTAAACTCCTTATCATAATTCTGTGTAGTGAACGGGATAAATTCAGGCTTTTCTTCATCATTTTCAAGCGTTACCTCTATAAGTTTCAAGGAATTTGTATCGCCCTGAAGCTTGACAAGACTATCAGAGAAACCATCATCCTCCGGAAATTCAATTTCCTTTCCTTTTTCATCGTATTTGACACTATCCGAACCTTTCTTAGTGACGACCATACCGGACGGAAGAAAGTTATTCCGCACATTTCTGTACTTTACGTTGGAAAGCCCTTCATCCGTGCTCATCTCAGTAATGACACGGTCAGATTTACCTACCGGATAAGTCTGTTTTCCGGCCATGGATACCCATAAAACCTGCCCCTTATAGTATTCTATCCCGCCAGCAGCTTCAATCTGCGCAAGAACTACAGATTTCAACGGATTGAACACATCAATGTAGTCGATATTCTCTTTTGCCACACGTATCTTCTTCCCTTTCCTGGTTTTCGTACCACTCCAGTCAGGATGCACGGCAATCTTAGCCACATATCCGTTATCATCCTCTTCCACCAAGCGGCAGTTTTCAAATGGGATATGCTGAATTTCCACAATCTGTCCAAAAATGTTGTAATTAACATGAATGGCAATCCCATTGAAGTCAGCCATATCACGGCAAACAAGAGAATGTATGTCATCTGCCGAATCTCCCTTCCGGTTTACCACGTACTCAGAAAAAGAAACCTCACGGAATCCGTTACCTTCAATGAAATCCGCAAAACGGTCCGCACATTCACTTCCGGTAGAACTCGCTGCTATGATATTTCTTACCGTCTGCGGATAAAGGTTATCATCCCCGTAAGACTGTATCCCAAGCTGCTGCAAATAGCGTATATCTACCCTTACACTGCTTTTCTTTCTAAGTTCCTTTACTTTCATAATTCCGTGAGGTTTTAATTTATTCAGCGCCTTCTACCGCTTCCCCGTCTTCATCGGTCTGCCCATCAGTAGATTCATTATCATCCCCATTCTCACTGCCTTCTTCACTTCCTTCCTGATTCTCCTGCATATCAGCAAATACTTCCAGAGCCTTGTTTACGTGAGCTGTCAGGACTTTTTTTGTAATAGCCTTTCCGGAGATTTTATAACCCTTGAACTCTTCCTGAATTGACTTGCTTGAAACTCCATCCTTCATAGCTTCCACCATGAGAGAGACAAGCTCATCATTAATCACCACATTTCCGTCCTTTCTGGACTTTACTCGTTCTTCCCAGTCATCAGGTTTCTTTGAGAAATACTTAATGTTGTCCGGGTATTTCGCCAGATACTTCTCCGCTGCTTCATCAGTAAGGTTGGCATTCGTATACATTTCGCTACTGCCAAATCCCATCTGCAGGAGAACACCGTTCTTCAAACCGTATTCTGATTTTTCTTTCATCTTTCTGTTCTTGTTAAGGTAAACACTCATTTCTATCACCGCATCATGATAGCAGTCGCTACAAGATGTGCGGACAAACTTCTTATCAAGGACAAGCACATACAGATTCTCTATCTCTGCCTTGTCAGAAGAAGAGAGGGAAGCAATGCTTCCCAACTCCTTCAACCTATTAACCACATCAATCACTTCCATATCAAGCTGCTGGAGATGTCAACGTATCGATAGCCGTCTTGGTAGTCTCGTAGTCTGTCTTGTAAAGGAACAAAGCAGACTTTGGCACCTTTGTTTCCTGCAATGACACAGCCCATCCTCCATTTGTATCCTCTGCATACTTATCATTGCTGATTTCGGCAGCCTTCAAGCCTTGATAATAACCGTAAATCTGGAATGCGGAATCACCCGGATTCTCTTCCTTCTGCAAGTTCTTTGCCTTGTTCTCCAGAATTACCACATATTCACCGTTTGCCAGCCCGTCAATAATGTCCGCACACACGTCCGGATCATTGGCAAGAATCACCATGTTCACCGTATTTGTAAACGTATTCTGATATGTACCGACAGCAAGTGCCGTGTTCGTCCCGGTAAACGGAGTACTTCCAGGCACAATAACCTTATAGGCTTTCTTACCTTCCTTCAAGGCCAGCGTTTCAATCACATTCTTACGCGTTGCATTGAATGCTACTGTAGCGAAATCTACGTCCTTCCGGTTCATGATAACGCCTTCCTGCTCAACTCCAGAAACGAGCGGGTCATCGCAGCTTGCCACGATGTCCCTTTTTATTGCATAGTCACAGATTCCTGACATAATTCCTCCTTTCGTTAATAAGCCAACTGGAACAAATTATCTTCCCCAATAAGGCATCCTAATTTTCCGATAGAATACAGCTTGTTAGTTCTGGTATTTCTGTCAAACCAAATGTCAAGGTCTGAAATGATGTCATCAGCTGGAGTACCTACAAACAACTGCTTCGGAGAACCAAATACAGCACGGTGAGGTAGATTAAGTTTAGTACCATTGTTCTGATATTTCTGGATGAATCTATCCCAAATGGATACACGATAGACAAACACACCGTTGTACTCTGTTACGTCAAGACCTTTGAAAATCTGTTCCCATTCAAGGATTTCCTTGTATTCACGCTTCAGGTCTTTTGCCAGCGCATCGCACAACGACTTTGTACAGAAGATACCAGCTCCATCCATTGAAGCGATACGTGAGTCTGCATTTTCAAGCAGGCTGTCAAAGATTCCGATTGCTACTCCAGATTCTTTCAGCTTGCTGAACTGTAGTGCGGTAGACGCTTCATCGTTGGCAGCAATAGCAACCTTCTGACCTGCGTTTGCTGTACCAATCGCAAACAACTGTTTCCAAAAACCGTCTGCTGTCTTGAACAGCTCCACATTCACACCATCTGTAATCTGACCTGAAGATGTTGCATTCTGCGCTTCTGTGTCACCGAACCAGATGAATCGCCACATCATGCGTTTAACGGCCAAATCCAAAGCAGGATATACGATATCATCCATGTATTCAGTAGACGACAAGTCCGCGATTTCTGTTCCGGTTTTCAGGCAGTATTCAGCGATTGTATTCTGTAACTCTTTATAACACCACTCCAAAGGAATCTGCCAATCACCGATTTTCCACTCCTTCTCCGCAAAGTTGATGTTTGCTTTCTTGTATTCAGGATTACAGCCGGAACCTGCCCAACCGATATCATCCATCTCTCCGACCCATCCCAGCTTATCACCATTATGCACATTCTGACGAAGAGTGAAGAACCGTCCAAGTTCCTCATCGACGAAGTTTGTCATGATAAGCAAGTCTCTCAGACTCTGTACTGCTCCATTACCTGGAGTAAGATTCGATAGCTGCTCCCAAGTAATTCTTTCTTTTGCCATAATTCTTAGTTATTAAATTTCTGTTTGTTCTTTTCTCTAATCTCAGCAAGTTTCTTCTCAATCTTGCTTTCATGCTTAACTTCCTGCTTCTTTCCGTAAGTCGTTGTACGTCCTGCAGGAGTGTACTTGCTTGCGGCCGCTTTAGTCAAATTTTCAATTCCTCCAGCTTTAGCCACTACATCCAGAATTCTGACATCATCCTCTGTCTTGGCGTTGGCTGTCAAGTCAGAAACCTGCTGTTCCAATTCTGCGATACGTGCCTCCAAGGCTGCTGTATCATCATTTCCACTTTCAGCTTCACGGATTTCGGTAATTACACCGTCAGTCACTACGATAGTCTTCCCGTCTGGCATTACGTGTTCCCCATCCGGGCTTGCCGCATCACCTACTTGCGGTTCACCTTCTTCACGCTCCACTGTCAATGTGTCGCCACCTGCAGTTGTAAGCTCCAACGCTACCGCAGGAACATCTTCGATTTTTGCATAGCCTAACTTGGCCAGCATACGGTCAAGCAATGACTTGCTTACCGTAACTTCATTTTCTTTTCTTCCCATAAATTTATTGTTAGATACTACTTTAGCTGACTTCGGCATAATTACCTCACTCACAAATCCAAGTTGCTTGGCTACCTCACCACCAAACCATGTCTCTTTAGCCATCTGTTCCTCTATCACTGCACGATCAACCCCACAGCGCTCAACATAGATTGAAATCATACGTTCACGCTCTGCTTCCAGCCCAGATTTTAAGGATTCAAGTGCAGAAATATCAAGAGAACCTTCTACACCAGGACAATAAGGTGAATGAATAAGAATCTTTGCGTGCGGATACATTTTTCTGCGCTCGATAGGAGCTGCCAAAAGAATTACTGTCGCCATTGAAGCACATCTTCCTACTACAGTAGCAGAAATTTCCTTTCCAGTAGCCCTTAAAGCATCATATATCGCATATCCTTCAGCCACATCGCCACCGCACGAGTGTAATTCAATATCAATGTGATTGTCATCCGGAGCAATCCATCCAAGAAAATCCTGTACATCAGAGAAGGACATACCATCAACGCCAGTCAGATACCAGTTTTCCATTTTTTCGGTATCAGCTACAATGTCTTTGTTGATAAATAATTTCGCCATATCTCGTAATTGTTTGAAACAAAGGTAGTGAACGCGATATGGCTATAAGAATTTTTGGAAGGAATAGCACTGACACGCCTTGTCAGTCGATTTTTCAAACAAAAAGAGGTGAGCTGCTGCCCACCTCAAACAATTACATATCCACTTCCGTGGAAAACTTCTTTACAACCCTGTATATCGTCCTCTCATCCACGCTGTATTCGTCTGAAAGGTACTGCAATACGTAGGTTTTCTTATGCCCTTCTTTCATCAGACGGCTGTATTCCTTGTAAAGTTCAAGGTATCTCACGTCCGACGGCTGTACCGGGAGCGTCTGTAACTGCTCCATCACTCCCTTATGTGTGTTTAGAAATTCATACACGTTCATACATTACCAAGATTCTCCAATACTTTTACACGGTTACTCACACTGGTTATCTCTTCAACCGAAACAACCGGACGCATAGACTGAACTCCCTTGGCGACAGCTCTGGCCAGCATGTCCTCTCCGAGAGCCTGACTACTTGTCTGTGTCACGTTGATAGGAACTCCCCCTCCCATCTGATTGAATGATGAGAGCAAAGGAGCAAACATCGAGGTGGCTCTGGCCGTCATCACCGACTCACCGTTACTAAGCTGTGCAGGTATGCTGTCGCTTGTTCCGGTGCCTGGTCCGGTGACTAAACCACCTGTTGCAAATTTAGCACTTTTTACCGTTTTTGTAGCTACAGCAATATTAGAAAGTATCGTTGCCACCGTTGTTGCGATGGCTGCCAAATTAGCCGGGAACGGGACAGACTGAGCCTGTGCTATACCGGCAGCCAGAGCCTTTCCGGTATTGATGGCAATCTCAGCAAGAGCCAGTGTCTTTGAGAGTATGGCAAAAGTCTTGTTATTTTCACCCAATGTTTCAAAGGCGGATGAAAGACCTGATGTTATTGTCTCTATTGCCTGGAATTTTACCTGCTCTATCTCAACCTCCTTGTCTGCAATGGCCTTCTTCGCATCAATATATTCCTGATTAGCCTGAAGCTTATGGTTAAGGAACTCCTCTTCACTCTCCCCTTCCTGCTGCTGTATGCTGTTCAACAGTTCTAATTTCTGTGAAGCCTGTTCCTGAAGTATTTCCAGTTCACTTGCACCGGACTGCTGGAGCTGCATGATTTCATTCTCCATTCTCAGTCTGACGGCTTCCTGCTGCTTATCCGATATTTCCTGCTCACGCTGTAATATCAGATCGTCCATCTGCTTGTCATACTTGTCCACAATGGCAAGCTTCATCTGCTCGGTCAGTTCCTTGTCAGCAAGCTCGGCATCACGCTGGGCAAACAGTTGCTGCATCCTTAACTGATATTCCTGCTCACTACCTTTCTTTACTGCTTCAAGCTGTAAGGAAATAAGCTTGATACGGTTGTCTATCTCTTTCTGTAACTCCTCCTCGGAAAGCTTTTGCAACTCAGCAGCCTTCTGCTGTTCCAGGGCTTTTATCTGGTCATTGATAGCCTGCCGGGCTTTTACAGTAAGGTCACTCTCCGTTTTCAGTCTTGCGCGTAAATCTTCTATCTGACGGGAATAAGTGAGCTCTATTTCCTTACGTGCCTGTTCGCGCTTATCCTTAACGAGAGTAAGCATTGCATCCTCTGCTGCTCTTACCGCTTCCAATTCTTTCTGCTTTATTGCGGCAGCTTTTTCCGATGCAGCTTTTGCAGCATCCGACTTTTCCTTTTCAGCCGACTTTATTTCGTTTGCCAAAGACACCTCACGACCAAGCAACTCACCCCTTTTATCCTGATACTCAGTCAACGCATTATACATCTCTACCTCAGCCTGAGCAATAGCATCGTTGGTTTCCTTGGTGTTCTCAGCCATCGCATTCTGCTGTACCATCAGTTCATATCTTCTCTTGGCCAGTTCGTAGTTCTTCTTGCTGGCTTCCTCCTCCAGTCTGTTAGCTTCCCTGATAGCTTCCATACGTTCCTTTGCAGACACATTCAGTTCATCGTCAGCCTTTGCCTTCAAAGTAGCTATCTGAAGAGCATTCTTTGCATTCTGCACCTGAAGGTTGCGTGTATCCCTGTCTATTGCCGCCTGCTCCTTTGCCATAGCAATGTATCTCTCATTCTCCTTGTTCACCTCTGCCACATATTTACCAAGTACCGGAAGTTTTTCAAGCTGCTTGGTAATCCATCCCATCATCTTACCACCAGCTTCTACAACAGAAAGTATTCCACTTGCCACAATCTGCAGCACTTTACCCACGGCATCCAAAACCATTTTCAATGGAGCAAGAACAGCATTCCATCGGCTTGTATTTTCCTCACTCGATTTAATACCTTTAGCTACAGCCATAATCACCACGGAAATCGCAGTAAGAATAGCTACAATCGGGTTGGCCAACAATGCAAGAAGTGTCTTTGAGAAATTCTTCACAGCTGCACCTGCAGCCACAGCACCTGTCTTCACACTTCCCATCTCATCCTGAGTCTGTATTAATGTTCCAATAAACGGAATATTACTTGAAACCGCACTCTTAATCGCTTCCTCATAGTTACCCACATTCCGGTAATACCTCTGCGTTTCCTCCTCGCCCTCCTTCAGTGCATCCGTAACCTCGTTTATCTTATTTTTCAGTTCCTCACCACTGGCACTCTTTCTTTCAGCTTCCGACAGAGCATCATATTCAGCCGTCAAATTAGACAGCTCAGCGCGTAATGCTTTCAGGCTCCCCTCCTGCTCTTTCTCCTGCTTAATCTGATTCTGTACTGTCTTGTTGATGATACGTATCGCATCATTATAATCTGCAATGGCAATCTTTGACGCAGCCATCTCCTCGTTATACTGCTGACGGGATATTTCCCCATCCTTCAACTGCTTTTTCAGGTTCTTTTCTGCATCCCTGGCCGCATCAATCTTCGTCTGGTATTCCGCTATCGCCTTTACAGCTTCATTGTAATTCACCTTGATGTCAAGGATTTTCTCCACCTTATCTGCCATAACACTATATTTTTAGCAATTCAACTTCGCATATATTATTCTCCTTGGTTTTCACCTTCACAATCGCAAAATATGAACCGTATTGTCGAAGATATACTGGTACTGTCAAATCCAGCTCTTTAAGCTCTACAGGACTTAATCTGAGATATTCTGAAATTACTTTAGGATGCTTCACAATATCCTGATAAGAACTGTAATACTTAGACAATAACGTCCCCCACTCCAACTCCTTAAATGAAGCTATCGTACCATCATTTCCTGAACGGTATATAAGACGTGGTTCTATATCATTCATCTCCAGCTTTCCTTCCGAATTATAGGAATATAAAGGAATGCTTACCATGTTACCTGAATAATCACAAGCGGCAAACGGCAGTGTTATCACGTCTCTTTCATCATCCAACGATTCACTCTCTACAACTATCTTTCCATCATAGTTGCCTTTGACTGTATCATCTTCCTTATACCTAAACCAGTTGTTCTTGGAAAACCCGTTAAGACTGTATGATATTGTTCTTGGCAAATCACCATAATATGCACATACAATCTTCATACTCCAGTCTACAGCCTTTGATTTATTTTCTAAAATAGTATCAAACGAGAAGAAGCGTATTCCTGTACCATCCGATTTTGGCACGGCAAAGAGTCCCAACATTGCAGTAATAGCTTTCAAAAAGTCCATCTGCTTAATATCCGGAAGATTTGGTATATGATAGTATCTGTTATTATATCCATCTCCATCATAAGCCGTTACCTCTGAATCAGGTGCCAATGTCATATCCCCAGACAATTCATATACTACATTCACATCTTGAAGTCCTTTAATGAAAAACTCGATATTTCCATCAATCTTACCATATTTACCTACTATATCGGTAGTACCATTAAGATTAAAAGCCACCTTACTTCCGTTAATGCTATATGGAGATGCTGACATAATCTCAGTTCCTCCAATACTCATAACAAGATACAATTCTTCAGGTATCGTCCCAGATATTGAGCACGTCAAGTTCCATGATACAGAATACTTAGTATTTACAAAGTTATTGATTACTCCCGCTGTAAACGAACCACCAGCTCCAGTTCCTAAAAGTGCAGAAAAGAAATAATTACTAACACTTATACGTTCAAATAGTATTTTCTTCCCTGAATCGCTTGAATTGCCCATACCATTCGGTACAAGAATAAGACTACATTCTTCTGACTGTTCAGGTGAACCGTTTTTTGTCAGTAAAGGTATTCTTATTTCAGCCAATACACTTTCCCTATCATATTCAAAGCTAATCCCATTATCTGTTGCTATCTGCCGCATAAGTTCGCTTACCGGAATTACAGGATGATACCATACACCTTCCTCTGCATCATTGAACCCATAATTAACCATAGGATGGTCCATATCAGGTGTCCTCAACTTCCACCAATAACTCCATGCTCCACTCAGTGGAAGCTCCGTCAGGTCTCTTAAAGTCTTATCACTATTGAGGATACTTTCAAAACCTTGAATATTTCCCCATGAAAGCGCAATCTCTATCGTGTCACTTACTGACATCAATACCACATTGGCACCATCAACGATCTGCACCCCGTCACGCAATAAAGTACCTACATGAGGAAGATATGGGAAACTGCTCACTGCACTGGGTATATGAGCACATTCTATCAGCCGGAGATTATTCTTTGTCTTCGGCAACTTAATTGTATAGCTGAAATTACTTACAATCTTGCTAATATCCGTCAGGATATTGCTACGGTATTCAAGAGAAACACCTGATTCACCCATATCCACTTTCGTCCCGTCAATATATAACTCATCTCTCATAAGCTCTGCGAAATAATAGTTGGCAATATGACCGTTATCTCAAAATCCTGCAGGTGCTCACCTGAATCAACAGCCGTATCAGCTTTTATACCAACCGGAACCCAAGTCTCATCCACATACATATCGACAAGAGGAGAAGAATGTATCGAAAGCAGCATATTGAACACCTCCTTAGAAACCAGTGATGCACATGCCTTTTTGGTTCCCTCGGTAGTCTTTCCCTGAATTCTGGATACGCCGTAATACCCATACTTGCTCCCATAAAAGTTTTCCATAAGACGCTCACCATATTCCTCTGATTTATTTTCGTTTGACCCTTCCTGGAAAAGCCAGTACTGGTAAAATCCATGACGGTCTATCCAGCGCAAATAAATACCATCTTCAGAATCATCCTCCACGACTTTTACATATTCCGGTACGTCAGAAGGACTCACATGCTTAATCATCTGGTCAAATATCGTTACCGTAAATGGATACTTCGTAAAATGTACTACTGTACGTGGAGCATCAAACTGCTCACCGATATTCATAGCTCCCCATATGGCAGTTACATCGAAAGAGAAAGATTCACCGGATATGGATACTTTCACATGAATAACCTTTGATTCCACCATTCCTCCGCTCCTATTGATGTCAAAGCATGCTTGTATATATGCGGATATATCAAGCTCAACATAACTTTCATATTCATCACGATTATCCGAAAAATACGGCCTCTTCACAATCGTAAACGTCTTGTCAAATGTGGCATCGAATACACCTCCGGAACCTCCACTATCAGAAGATATTACAAAAGTGACATCACTTGAGGTATTCACTGTAATCACATTCGGATTAAAGCAGAATACCACTTCATCCGGATATTTGATGCTGCATCCGTTAATAGTTCCCGTTCTCATTGAAATTAAGATTTATATGTTCCACTTCACTCCCGAACAGAATACCGATACCCTGCGATACCCTTTCTACCGTATCCTTCACTTCAGGAGAATAAATATCATCCCTACCGCCATTCCGGAATAACTGTGTCCCTTCATTGGCTATCTTTCTCGCCACAAGGTAAGCAAAGGAATCAGGCTTCTGTACCTGGATGCCCTTGTCATCCATCCATTGCCGGATTATCTTCCAGAATCCTGCCGGCACCTTACCCGGCTTTCGTCCGGTCTCCAGCGTCCCGAACGGGCTACGTCCCCACAGAACACCGCCGTCCTCCGTAACCTCTACCTTCATGCTGGCTATTGTTCTGCCGGAAGCAACCTGACCGGAGTTCTTCTGGTTTTCGATTACCTTCTGTTTCAATGCTTCAAGTTCTGAAGACACCAGCTCCATCACCTTATCCCTCAGCAGAAGTTCCATACACTATCTCCTTCACTGTTTTTGTAGGGCATATCACGATTCCTCTTATTTCCTTCAAAGGAATCTGGATGACAATCCCCGTCACATTCACGTCCAGCTTATCATAGAACACCGAATACTGAATGTCACCCTGTACAGGCTCAAACATTCCGCTTCTGTTCACGTTCAGTATAAACTCCCTGGCCAAAGACTTGCATCGTTCTATCACCATGTCATTTTCTTCACCGGAGAAATCATGCTTCGTTTTGTCCATAAAGGCTATCATGCAGTTCGGGTAATCCTTCAGCTGCATCAAACCCACGTTCAGGCTTCCGGAAGCCGGGAGCACATACATCACGGCAGGAAGCTGCATCTTGTCAAGCCTTACATTGGCAGCCTGCCAGTTCTCAAACAGATAGGTAACTCCCATCTGTTCCACTATTTTCCTAACCTTCTCTTCTACTGTCATTTCTTCTTTCCCTCCAAGATTTTACGTAACCTGCGTTCATACCTCATCTTCCTGGCATCCATATCCAGGCATTTATACACACGTACCCACGGAACATATTCTACCGCCTCATGGTCCGTTATTCCCATTCTCAGTGCATAATAGTCAAGCAGTCCGAACGGCCCGAAATTCAATGCTTCTGCCCCAGCCTGCTTCTCCTCCGGTGTAGGAGGAACGGACGTGGAAGCAAACAGCTTGTTTATCCGCTTCACTTCCCTGGCCACCCAGAAGCAAAAGCCGATAACCTCAGATGCATCAGTCCTCATCACCTCACGCTCCGACATTCCCAGAAGCACACGACAAGGAACCATTATCGTTTCCTTCTCCGTACTGATTGATTGCAACTGCATAAGCTCACCCATATTCATGTCATTCAAGGTATCAGGTGTCCTGACCTTTCCCACTTTCCACGGTTTACGGAGCTTCTCAAGCTCTCCTTCAATACCGCGTGACAGATTACCAACTACCAACAACTCCTTTACCGTCATATATTCCCAAGTTTTGCTTTCGGCCGCCTTAACACTGGTTTTATCCTGAAAAACATCGCCATAATCAGCATGTCAAGATAGTCAGGAGAGCGGCCAAGTATCTCCTTCATCTTTTCCTTGCTGATAATTCCCTTCTTTCTCGTATCCGCATCTATGTGGTCCTGCTTTAATACGCCCAGTTCCTCAATAATCCTTTCCTTCTGTGCTTCCGTACATACTATACGGAGAAGGCGGTTGTTTATCATCTCCGCCAGCTTGAAGGCACATTCCGATTTCAGGTTGTCATACTCAGGATTGATGGGTCGTGTTCCTCCATGGAACTCTCTGATTCCATTCAGATAGCTTTCAAGATAGCTGCCAAGCCCGTCAGAGTCCGCTATCATCCGGCTGCGTGGAATGGAACATTCTATCATCATACGCTTCAAGTCTGTCTCGATGGACTTCCCAGTACTGTATTCCTGATCCAGCTTGATATAGCAGACATTCCCTTTCCAGTGTCCGGCTATGAAACGGTCACGCCCCTTCATAGCAAGGTCAGCAGAACCGGAAGAATCCCCGGCAGGCTTGACAAACTCATTCGTGAACAGGTCACAGATAGCATCGTAATCACAAAGGGCTGTCGGGTCATTGTCATACTCCCAGTTCCCGAAATACAGACGTTCCTTCGTCACCCTGTCCTTCGTATTACGAAGGCTCTCGATATAGTCCTCCGTAGCCCAAGGGTTATCCTGAACCAATGCCTGAATGAAAGCATACGGTTCTTCCAGCTTTCCTTCTCTCCACGGCTTATAGAAGTCACGGTACAGCCAGTTCTTCTTAGGGTTGCAGGTGATAAGTATCTTTCCAGGTACGCCATAGACATCGTTCATGTGTCGGCCGATACGGGTTTTCAGCACGTCAAAGGCAAGGTAATGCACCTCACCCGCTTCCTCTATCCATCCTCCGGTATATTCCTTTGAACCCAGGCGTTCATACAACGGGTCTTTTACCGGATAATATGTCAGGTCGATATAAACTATTTCGCTACCGTTGTCAAACGCTATCCCTTCATTGTTTGTCTTGTATGCCCTGAAGCCATGAGACGTTGCCACCTTGTTGAATGTTACGGTAACTGACTCACGGCTGTCCTTCAGGTTATTTCTCCCTACAAACCAGCGAGTGCCGGGAAGATAGTAGGCACATTGCATCAGCCACTCACAGCCAAGCCATGATTTTCCACCACCTCCGGCACCGCCATACAGCAGAAACTTCGTCCTGTCATCACGAAGGTAATTGTATGCCAACCTCTGCTTTATATTGACCTTCTGTCCCATATCATTTCAGTTTGTCCGCTTCCGGAGTATAGGGAAGAAAATCGAATCCCTTGAATGGCTTTCCCTGCGTCGTATGGTCTACCTCCTGCTTGTCGGCCAGCCCCAAAGTACGGGCTATGATATTCGCATTGAACGCACCGACACACGCCCCTTCGAACTGCTGGGTCTTGATGGTTTCCTCCACACGCGCGATGACCTCCAAAAAATCTTTATCCCCTTTATTCATGCAGGCAGAACGAAACTCGTTCCACCAGTTTGTAGAAGCGCCCAGATACACGCACAGTCCCATGAGAGAATACGGCCGTGACGTGGGAGTAACCTCCTGCTGTGTGTGCTGCTGGTTCTCTGTTACAATCTCCTTCCCTTTATTCACTCTTACGGGTACAGTTTTCTGTATAGCCTTTCTGGTTGTCCATGGATTCTCATCGCACCACTGGAAATACTCGCACGCCGCATCCCATAGAAGTTCAGGCGTAGCAAAGAGCTTGTCCCTGCCATGCTTGCTTCTTAACATCCAGAACTTATTTCCTTTTGGTGCTGCCATAATCACAATTTTTCAAAAACGGGTAATATTTCCTTATCCAAATCCCATCTTCTGTTGTTAGGAAGAGGAAGGTTAAATTCGTATCTAAGAGCTTCAGCATATACATCGTGCTCAGCTCTTCTTTCGTTCATGACGGATACCTGAAAGGATGATCCGCGCAGTTCCCGTGACTTGTCTACCTCGATACCCTTCTCATATATCCTGAAATCAGAACCGATAAGTTCTTCCGTGAGACGGCATACGTCTGCCGTGGAATGATAATGCTGGAAATACCATTCTCCAAAGCGGAAGTTTGCCGTGAAGTTATCCGCATCCAGAAACAGTGCTTTCGAACGGTAGTCGTGAGTCTCCTTTCTCTCGGAAGCCTTCTGTGCGAACAATAGCGGGATACCTGACCAGAAAATCATACCTCTCGGCTTGCACAGTGCAGAAAGGGAAAGAAGGACGTTCCTTTCATCGTCAAGGGAATTTACGGAGTTCAGGACGCTGTCACATACCACGACATCATACAGGCCATACTCCGACAATGTCCTGCACACGTCCGCACAGTCCTGACGTATCTCCTTCTCGTCTATCACGTCAGCCCCGTCCTTCCGGTGAAAGAACTCTATCGCGTCAATGAGGTATCCATCCTTCTTCAGCCTGGTAGCATAGTCCTTCTGTCCGGCTCCGAAGTCAAGCACATGCATGTCCTTCGTGATGAACGGAAGCACCAGACGCTCGTACAGCGTGGAATGGCTCCTGCTGCTCGGAACACCGTTTTTCTCCCTGAGACGTGCCTTCTGTGCAAAAGACTGTATGTAAGTCTTCCGTTCCAGATGGGAGTATTCAAAGACACCGTATTCCTTCGAAAAATAAGACAGGGCCAGCTCCTCCTTTCCTTCCGGAAGTACATAGACAAGCAGGTCCATACCCATAAGCTTCACCGCCTTGGCGTATACGGTGGATATGATGACCTTTCCATCATGGTTGCATACGGCATTCGCAAACTGGCCATAGCGAAGAATCATCTTCGTTAGGTCCACTACACGTGAGTTGTTTCCACCCTTGGTAATGACGGCTATATCCTTGTTCGGTACCATAAAGAAACCTTCCGTTCCTTCAGGAACAGAAACACGTATGTCCGGCTGTACCTCCGACACCTCGCATTCGGCATAGTTGTGAAGCTGGTTGAAGCGTACCTCATCCGTTGAGTTCACGCCATCCAGCACGAAAGCAGGAACATGAGTATATCCAAGCAGCTTCATGGTCTTTGTGCGCTGGTGTCCTGCCATGATTCGTTTGTCAGACCTGCGGATAATTATCGGCTTGATGATGTCAAGCTCCGTTATCGACTTCTTCAGGTTTTCCTGTGCTTCCGGAGTAAGCAGCCTTGGGTTGTACTCTGCCGGATTCAGTGATTCTATGTCAATGTATTCCATCATAAGCCCAGCAGATTATTTACGAAACCAATCATCACTCCGTTCTCTTCAAGATACTCGGCAGCACGCTGCTTCAGTCCTTCAAGCTCCACATCGGTTATCGGTATCTTGTACCCTTCAAATGCCAGGTACTTGATATGCGCTCCCGCTTCGTAATTTTCATTCCGAAGCACATTGTGAGTATCTTCCATCCCTCCGGGGAAATCGTCCAATTCAGGGAAGCTGATGCCTTCTATACCCCATTCCATGAGTTTACGGCAGTCCCATTCAAACAGACGGGACATATCCCATTCCCCGTTGCTCACATTGTCACGGATGATAATTTCGCGCTCACGCTCTTCTGTCAGGTTCGGGATAAGCACCGTAAGAACCTCCTTGATTCCAAGCTGCACGCACGCATCATAGCGCTGGTTCCCTGCAATAATGACAAGATGTCCCGTTCGGTCTGACAGAATGATCGGACGTGCTTCAAAATAGTCCGGATTTTTCTGTATGGATTCCTTCAACTTCTGGAGCTGCCCTTCCGATATGGTTCTCGGGTTGTCCTCCAGCTTCTTCAATGTTTCTGTACTTCTGTAAATCACTTCCATATATCTCGGTATTTGCGTTACAGAAACAAATTTACCCGATAACCGCCACAAAGCAGTTACCGGGTATTCACAAAGCACTGACAAGGGTTGTCAGTAAGATTTTCATATATCAATAATATATCATATTTTTGTTGGTATATTTAATTAAATTGTGATATGGATGCATTGATAAAACTATTCTCATCATTAAGAGTATATTGGAAAATTATAATAATAACTCTCATATGTAACGCATTAATTATTTACTTAATATGCTTCCTGATAATACCGGAATTTAAAAACTATCCACTTTCTAAAGAGATTATATTATCAATTGGAGGGACATTATGCTATTCTGCTTTGTTCTATTTCTTATCAACTGCATTATTAATTTTTTGGTTTCCTGTTCATCGCTTAATAGACTATAACGCCCAATGTATTACAAGATTAAACTTTATAACTTCAACTATAGCGTTAATATTTTTCACTACTTATCAACTCATATTAATGATTTTTATTGAAGAATACTCATTTAATATCATATTGGCATTAAAGGAAATTGCATTGGGGGTACTTTTCCCTACAATTATGGCGCCTGGAGAATTGCTTAGAATAAAATTAGCAGAAATAAGAAACAAGAAAACTCCCAAAAACTAAGTTTTCCTTTCACATTCATAATCGGCTTATCAAACAGTACCGCATCTTTCAGCACCCAGTTCCAGCAGCCTTTCTCAGCCCAGACTGAAGGATGGTTCTGTACGCAGTCGGCTATAACCACGCTTCCGATGATGGCACCAAAAGGTAAATCATCATAGAATGTACTTTTAAGATTGGAGGGATGCATTTGTAGTTTTAACCCTTGCTCTTTATTTAATACCCAACCATCTCCTTTACCTTTGCTTGCATGAATAAGCACCCTTTGGCCGATGTACTTCTGAGGACACTTCCAAGTACGGTTCTCAATGTCTTTGATACCGTGAGCGATTAGACTCGCCCACGGCTGTTTGATGGATATTGCTTTCATGAAATTTGTTTTAAATAAGGGACATATCCGAATGAAAAAGAGTAAAGTGTCAAATTCTAAACTTATCATTATGAGTATTGGATATGCCCCTTTTTGTTCTTACTTTTGTTCTGTCAAATTTTAAACTTTATCAAGATGCCATTAAAATATCAAATTGCACCAAACATATCATTTATTGATGATGATTTATTTGGCAATTATGACAAAGAAATAGTGTTTTCTCTTTTGAAAACTGTAGATATTATCTTTTCTAATTCTATGGAACTTAAACCTTTTTCATCATCAAATTGTACTATTTCATATAACCATTTTAAAGCAAATCCAATGTGTTGCGATTCATGTAATGGTCATTATATTTTCCTTCATGTCAAAGAAAACTATTGGTGTAAATGGTTATATCAATTCTCGCACGAATATTGTCACCATCTAATTAATGGAAAGATGTCTGGAGATTTAAAAGGGCTCAAATGGTTTGAAGAAACTATTTGTGAACTGGCTTCTATGTATAATTTAAAAATGATGTCTGAAGTGTGGAAATATAGTTCCGAACCACTCAAACGCCATTTTGTCCCTGCTTTCCTGGATTATCTAAATGACTTACAAACAAAGCATCCTCTTTTATACGAGCAAACTCTTCATCCGAAATTTCTTCAATTTTGGGATAACCGCCTAAAAGAACCGATTTATCATAGAGACCTTTACAATGCAATTGCTGTACGAATATTTCCATTATTCCTTCAGGACCCACATCTCTGGAAGATAATTCTTCATTTTGGAGACATGGAGAATTGGGATTCTCTTGAAGATCTTTTTTTACACCTTCGCCGTAATGCAACCCCAGATTATTCTGATTCACTTGAAAAACTTCATCTTTTATTACTTTCATAATTATTTTATTATCCTTTCCACCTATCCCAGCAGCCACCACATGACTGCCAGGAACAGGTAATATAGTTTTGTTTTACTCATTTCCATTCATTTTCTTATCCATCCATTCAACAGCATCCTGTATGGATGAAACCTTTTTAAACTCACGTGTAACGCAGAACGTCATGTACTCACAGATAATTTCTCCCACATCATTATAGTAAATGTTGTATGCTCCAGTGCTATTTGCTCCAGTACACGGTATCTCAAGTTCCAAAGCCTTCAATGCTTTTTCAGCATCACAAGTGAAGTAAGCATATATATCATGCGAAACCTCTTTGCATCTGGTCAATTTTACAATGTTTGCCATATCACTTTTTTGTTTTTAAATGTTTTCTGTATTTCACTGGTATAAATCGTTTGAGTTCTGGAAGCGAGGTAGACACAATGTGCATCCATGCGTCCCATCTTTGACCTTCATGCTCTCTTTGAGGTTGAGAGCATATTTGCCCATAACAACTCCCATTTTTGTTTTCAGCTTGGCATTTAACACAACACCCTTCACATTCAGAGGAAAGATGGCAAAGGATACAAGCCTGCTCCTTACTTATTCCATAATCCATATCTAATGATAATTGAGTTGCTTTCATCGATTATTCCTCCTTCTTTCAACTAATAATTCCAACCGTTTCTCACACTCAGCACATTCGAGTTTCTTGCGCTCCAGCTTCTCCCGGAACTTAACCAGTTCCTCGTCCGTGTCCTCGTCAAAGAACAGGTTGTTCTGACGGTTATGCTCGATGTACTCATTCATCTTGCGTTCTGCTTTTTTTATCTGGGCTTTGGCCGAAATCAGCTTAGACAGGCAAGAACTCACTTCAAGCGACTCTCCTGAACGCTTGTCGTAGAAGTACAGGCTTTTAGATACAATCTGTTTGGGGTATTGGCACTGTAATTTCGCCATCCTCCATCTGATTACCCATTGGTAACGGAAATACATTTCACGGGGAAGGTTGTAGTGATAAAGGCTGACTTGTTTATCTGCATATCCGTAGTAAATAGTTACTTCAACCCATTGCTCAATCTTCAGTTCCCTTTCAGCTTTGGCCAAATCCTTTGCATACTGATAAAAATCGCTCACGCATTCCTGCTTTCCCATATCAAATCGTCGTTACACAATCAAAGTCCTTCCCATACATGATATAGGCTCCACGTTTCCGGAGTTCGGCCACCAGCTGCTCGTTGGTGTATCTGGCCAGCCGTCCATGAAGCCTGTCCTGCTTTCTTCTTTCAGACGTGTGTCTGTTCTCGCATAACCGGCACCTGCTGGTGTAATGGGTGCCGGATTTCGTTTCATAGGCACGGAACTTTCTTTCCGGAAGGTTCCGGCCACACTCGATACAAACTTTCATGATGCAGCCCTCCTAATCATCCACATGTTACGATTTACCAGTTCTATAATCTTATCATGATAAAGACTGACTCCGTTGTAAATTGCCCGACTTTGCACTATTTCAAATGTTTTAAGGCTAATCTCTACTGTTTCCAGACGTCTACCTTCCTTCTGAGCGGAAAGAATTATACAATCACTCTTTTTATAATATTCTGCATCATACACACAATGATGCATAGCCTTTCCTTCCTGGTAGAATTGGGTAACACTTTCAAGCGGACGGATTACGATACCTTCTTCCCTGATTTCCATCCCAAGAAACGGCTGTATTTTTTTCCAGAAAAGGGCGATATTCTTCTTCAGCTCTTTCTCTTTCTTCATACGTAAAATTCTTTCCCATTTTACCCTTGCCATTTCTTCTATATTCCTCTTACGCTCCATCAGCTTGTCATGCTCTTTTTTCAGGTTCTTTGGGCATACATAGTTAGCATTATGTGTGTCGAGGTGGAAGTAATCAAGCAAATGCAAGTAGTCATCATACATCGAGCCGTCCTTGATGATATACCCGTTACGGTTGCAGATATTCACTGCCCACGGATGAGAAAGACAACCCCGATGCATATAGAAATCAAGCATACCATATTGTTTCGTTTTCAGTAGCATTTCCGCATACTTATTTTCCCCAAGGATGGCACGTATCATTCTGGCCGGAGTAACACCATGGAACGAAGTACGAAGGCCGTTCCTGCGTAATATAGGCAGTAACTTTACTTTTGGATATACATAACCGTTTATGTCATAACAATTATATCCGTAACAATCAACAGAATTTTTGATGCTTATAGGCTGTGTATATATCCAGGCATTCTTACCCATATTCATTGGCATGGCCATTACTGTTTCTTTCCTATCCTCAGTTATCCACTGCTGGCAAACTTCCGTGCTATGGTAGAATATTTCTCCCATTTTCATCCCTTTGTGCTTTCCTATTTCCACATGTCTGAGCACCTGAAACTTGTCTACCGCTGTGACGATAGTCATGTATTCATACTGACACAGCTTTTTCTTCCTGCTGATTTTTATTTTTAGGCGTTCACCGCAGTAAGGACACCGTATGTATCCTTCCTTCTGTCCGGTTGTGTCTACCCACATCTTTCCACATTCACTGCACCACATTTCATCCTTACAGCGGTAAACGTTATGTGGAAAACAATGCTTCTTTCCCCACCGTATCTGGGTTTCTGTTATTGCTGGCAGCTTACTGCTCAATTCAGCCACCAGCCTTTCACGTTTTGTCCTTGGTCTCATAGTTCTCCGAATAATGAAAGTTGCAGACTGTTATCATCACCTCTCTTGCGTTTCGGCTGCGGCTTTAATTGTGGTTTTGGTTGCTCTGCTTTTGCAGGTTCAGAAGCCGGAGCCACTACTTCCACACGTTCCTGCACCTTGTTCACCTTGATGTCATCCTCGTCGTAGTAATGGACTGCCCATCCATATACGGTTGCTTCATCGACACCGACTGCGTTTCCTCCCTTTGCCAGCTTTCTGGCTTTCGAGTAGATATACTTGACACATTCCTCGATGCTCTTGTTTGCTTTCTTGTAGGTCTCAGCAAAGAGAGAATCAGTCTTTGCACGATTCTCCAGATACGCCTGGATTGTTGTTTCAAAACTTGTCATATTGATGTGGTTTTTGGTGATTATTGTCGTCGAGTTTCACCGCCTACATGAACGATGTTAAACATTTCTTTACAGCGGTCTGCAATGTAGATTCCGTACCGTGACGGTATATCATCCAGTTCCAGATTGGTTGTCGCATAAGTGCAATACTCATGACGAAACTCATAGCGAAGCTGTAGAACTGTCTGTATTACGTTCAGTCCCGTCCCAAAGTGCTTTGCATCCGAAGGCTCACGCCCAAGTTCGTCAACACATAGCCCTGTGGCGCATTCTCGCTGCGTGTAGCGAATTATTCCGTCAATTCCTTGTTCCGCATAGCGTAATGAGATTTCAGCCGCTGAAACGAACGCAAAGCCTAAATCCTTCCGTCCGAAAGCAAACGCATATCTGTTTACCAGACTTTCGTACTTCTGCAGCCCTTTCATGAGTGTGGACTTTCCTGTTCCTATCGGTCCACAAAGCATAATGCCCTTGCACGGGTCAAGACTTCCTCCCATGATACGGCCGGCTCTTTCCCATACCCAGCAGTACAGTGCATCCAACTCCCTGCGGTTTCTGGCATCTATCACGAATCCTGGTGATACACTGGTCATGCACTCTACCAGCTTCTGCTTCCAGAATGATTCCGCCTGTCTTGAATCAGAGTTCAACCGCTTTAAGCTTTCCGGCTGTTGTACCAATGTCGCTTGGTTTATTACCTCCGCAACTGTTTTCAGATTGTTTTCCATGCTGATATTGTTTTGCTTGTTCGTCCATTATCCAAAGATTTGCCTTGCTGTCCCAACGTTCAATCTTTGCTCCGTTAGCATTACGCCATCCAAGGCTGTCGAAGTGATAGAAGAATATTTCCGCCTGCCTTTCCCAGTCCGGAAGCTTTTCTTCGAAGTAGGCTTTTACCTGGTCCAATGTGGGAGGGATAAATTCTGCCTTTGCCGATTTTTTCTTTTTCGGTTTTTCTTCGGGCGGAAATAACTCGCCAGAGTTATTATTATTCTTAGTCTTATTCTTAGTCTTATTATATGGTTGTACTTTAGGTTCAAGGTTAGGTATAGGATTAGGTTCAAGGTTAGGTGGTACTTTAGGTATCAAATTTTGACACCTAAATTCACATATAACTTGATATTTCGTTTTATCCCGTTGCCCGTTTCCACCAGCTTTGAATGCTATCAAACCAGCCTGAACCAATCTGTTTCTTGCAGTTTTCATCGAATTGACCGACACTCCCACGTCAGATGCCACCTTAGTGTCACTACGTGTCCAGCTATCCACCCAGCCTAAACGATTCGCTGTTTTCAATAAGTAAAAATAAAGCCTAGTTTCACAGCAGGTAAATTGCCAGTCTTCATCGAGGAACCAGAAGTTATTGATTAGTTCTATGTAGGTCATAACAAGTATTCGTTTACTTCTTTCATAAATTCAGGAAGGGAACGGCAGACCACATACCGATTCCGGTACTTCTCGGCTTCTCTCTGCCATTCTTTCTGCCCGTTACTCTGTACCCCTTTCGGTGTCTTCATTTCAATACAGAGGGAAGCATATCCTTTTTTGGGGATAAGTAGTATCAGGTCGGCAACTCCCCTTACAACTCCCTCGTATTTCATCCTCGCTCCTGTCTTTGCATCCCTGCGGCCACCGTTCGGAACTGCAAATAGAAGCAAAGCCAGATTCGGGTACTGAAGCCTGAACCATGTCAGGCAATCATGCTGAATCTGGCTTTCTGATAGCGGTGTAGTCTGCTTTCTCATTTCATTACAGTTTAAGCAACCTTCTTGTAGTTTCTTCATCTATAAAGTTTGTCCATCCGGCTTCATGTAACCTGATAGCGGCTTCTCTGAGAGTAATATTTCCACCCTCCACCTTTTCTTTCAATGATTGCAGTATAGTTTTCATAACTTCTGACTGAATAAGTTCATGGCCATATCCACCACGCTTTCCTTCACCACATCATCCGTTCCGGTCACACCGTTGGCAATGTTCTTTTTGGTCTGGATAACGTCATACATATAGCGGTCAATTGTATCTTTCCCTAAATAGTAGTAACAGTTCACGTTATTCTTCTGGCCGTTACGGTGCGCCCTGTCCTCTGCCTGCTCGCAGTCTGAGAACGTCCAGGGAAACTCGATAAACGCCACACGGCTGGAAGCGGTAAGCGTCAATCCCGTACCTCCCGACTTGTAGTTAAGGATTATCAGCCTGCATTTCGGGTCATTCTGAAAACGGTCTACAGCATTCTGTTTCTGAACTGCATTATCATCACCCGTCACGGTCACCGCATCAGGGAAATGGTTTTTCAGCTCCATCACAACCTCCTTGAGGTAGGCAAAGACTATCAGTTTTTCTCCACCGTCTATCACGTCATGGATAAACTCGGAGAACACCTTAATCTTGCCCCTTGCGGATATGGATTTCAGGATTCCCATCTTCACCATTACCTCACCTCTCAGAGCCTTCTGTATCTTTTCATCATCCGCATTCTTGTATGTACGCAGATACTGAATCAAATCGGCTTCCGCCTTGTCGTACTCCTTACGGTTGGTGATATCCACTTCGATATACTGCCGTGACTTGTCCGGAAGCTGCGTGAGTACCTTGGCCTTCTCCCTGCGGAAAAAGCAGGTGGTCGACAGTCTCCAGTTCAACTCCTTCACATTGGAACTCTGCTTAGGCCCGGCACAAAACTTTTCACAGAAGTTTTTATATCCTCCGAAGTCCTCCAGACGTCCCATTATCTTCAACTGCTGGATAAGGTCGGTATTGTTGTTCACAACCGGAGTTCCCGTAAGCTCCAGCACGTACTCCTTACCCTTGCATATTCCTTCCAGGAACTTGCTCTGCTGTGTCTTGCTGGACTTGCACTTGTGGCTCTCGTCTATCACTACCGACTTGAAAAGTGAGATACGCGGGTCGAACGTGATGGAACGCATGGTAAAGCGTGCATCATCCTTTATTCCCTGCACGAAGAACTTTTTCAGGCTCTCGTAGTTGGTTATAAAGATGTCGCACAAGGCCGTACCGTCCGCCTTCTTCTGTTCGTAGAAGCGTTGCCAGCTTGACTTGTTCTTGTCATCAAGGATGATCGCCTGCTTTCCGGCAAACTTCTTGAACTCACGCTGCCAGTTTATCTTCAGGGCGGCCGGACAAACAACAAGGCACGGATACGCCTTTGCTATCGTAACCGTGCCTATTGCCTGCAACGTCTTTCCCAGTCCCGGCTGGTCCCCGAAGATACACCGCTTATGCTGCAAGGCATAGGCGATACCTTCCTTCTGGTATTCGTAAGGCTCCAGAAGAAGCCCGTGGGGAACTGTCAGTTTCGGCAAATCAGGAATGGTGTAGTCCGTTACAGCCCTGGAAGATACCGAACGCTGTACGCGGCTGCATATCCTTGCAGATACTGCCCACTCTCCCATCTTATCCACATACCATTTATCTTCAAGCGAAACCTTCCATGCACGTTCATCAGGTATGTAGGCTGCTTTCGGATTTCTGGCCACACTCGGGATACGGTGTACCAGGTCTTTCAGTGTGGGATGATAGGGAAATGCTATCTTATAGCAATTCGGGGTTTGCGTTACACAAAATGGGTACAACATAGTATTATGATGCTAACTGTGTGGTCTTGTGACGGCCGGAACTTCTGGGCTTGATTTTCTTCCCGTTCACCTCTATCGTCACTTTCGAGTTATCCATTATCTTCTGAAAGGCTTCAATGTCCGGACTGGACGGAGCTGCCGTCTGTGCTTCCGGTATCACATCAGCCTGAACATCTGCCGCAGCCTGCTCTTCGAACGGAAGTTCCTGCTGTACCACCTTCCATTTTTTGTTGAAGATATACTCGTTCACTTCATAGCTGCATGATTCTATGGCCTGCTCCAGCTCAAACTGAAACGCATAGTCCTCATTTTCGTCTGTAAACTTGGTGAACGGTGCGTTCAGGTTCAGCACCTTCTTGCTTTTCAGGAACCGCTTTCCGGTCAGTGTAACTCCCCTGCTGTCACCGTCACCTCCCACCGTATATCCGGTCACCTCAAGGATGCTGTCAATGTTCTCCGGCATATCTTCCAGGAACTCCTTACCGTCCGCTTCCTTCTGTTCACAGAGGAAAGCCATGTGGGGAACCAGAGCCTTGAAAGCGTTTATCAGGTCATTGGTCACGAGGTTCTTTCCCTCTACCGTCACCGTACCCGTTTCATCCATATAGGTTGCAACGAGGGTATTATCCTTCGTCACTTTTGCTTTTGTTATATCCATGTCCTTATCTCCTGTATTTATATTCGTTAATAAACTCCTGATAGTACAAGTCATCCGGAAGAGGAAGCGATATTCCCAGCTCAGCCGCCGCATCCGCCTTCACTTTATTAAGAAAGTCCGTCATCTGCAAAGTGTTCAGACGTGACGTGCTTCCGGCAACAACCGTCTCCTTTCCGTTTATGACAGCCGTCCGGCGAAGGAAAAGGCTGCAGTAGTAGTCATGTACGTCCTGCTTGTCCGTTCCGGTCTCCTGCTCGATGCACGTAAACCAAAGCCACATCAAGGCATTCTGACTGATAGTCCGTGGCTCCGTATAGCGCTCAATGACGACTTTGTAACGTCCGTTCCGAAGCTGGCTGCACATGAAGTCGAAAGGCTTGTCAATCCTCACCACTCCCTTTTCCTTCACCAGAATAGCTGTCTGACTCATTGTCCAAAAATCTTTTTATCGGTTATCAAATCCTTATTTGCTTCCAGAAACTCAATGAAACGCTCTACATGGGCTGTGAGCAACTTTACGCTCTGCTTATGATTGTAGGTATAGTATTCCGGATAACGTGTCCCAGAAATGAGCGGAGTGCGGCTGGTACCGCCTTTCAATGCAAAGGCCGTATACTCAAATGCGCTTACGCTCTCCATCTCTCCTGAAGCTATCAGGCAGTAAGGATACACATGCCGCTGCCAGCCGTGCTCATACTTTCCGAAGCTGTACGAGCTTGTCGTCTTGATGTCATATACCACATCACGCTTGAGTTCGTCGATGAATCCGTAAAGCTCCACATCACCGTATCGGGTTGGCAGGATTGCAGAGACATACAACTGGCTTACCGCCCCATCGAAATACTTGGCCTGCTCAATAACCCAGGCACTGTCAAAGAGGAAGTTCCGCATGGGTGCCATCTCCGTAGCCGGGAAAGTTACCTGAACGGTATTCGTTTCCCTGTCTCCGATAATGGAATACGGAGCACGCTCACTGGGAACGTGCGGCTCATTATGAATCGCCATGTCCACAAGCGCATTGAAGGCCGTACCCTTGTCGGCTGCTTCGCTGGCAAATGGCACACGGTTAATCGCGTCAATCAGGGACTGTTTCAGTTCCGCTTCAATTTCTTCCGGAGAGCGTTTGTACTCTCCGGTTTCATTGTCTATGTTGAAGAAGCTCTCCACCTCTTCATCCGCCCTCAGATAAGCTTCAAACTTATCCAGGAGTGACGGATACATTCTGTAATTAGGCTGCTGCATATTCCTTCTTGATTTTGTCAAACTTCAAACCCAGTTCCTTGCATCGTTTGTTAAGAAGCTGTCCAGCCTGCAGCTTGCTGTCAAAAATGTGCTGCATACCTGCAAGGGATTTTGCCACTCTGTTGGCCGACTCCACGTCATTCACAAGTTCCACCTGCGCCTTGATTACTTCCATCAGGTCTTCGTATTCGGAAGAAAGCTCTGTCTGTTTCTCCTGGTATTTCGAATAGGTATTGATGATATTCGTCATGAAATTATTCTCTCCGGTCACATCACCCTTGTCATTGATAATGATTGGAATCTCCATGCGTTCAGGAAGATTGCAGGTGTTCTTTCCGTAAAACTTCTCGCAAGGATTGAAGGAAATGGTACGCTTCTTTCCGATAGCTTCCATGTAACCGACCAAATCCAGCTCCTTAATCAGGTCACCGGCAGATGAGCCACCGATTTCCGGACGTATCTGCTTTTCCTCACCGTTCTTTTCCTCACGTTCATGCGCAACGAATATCACCGATTTGCCCATCAAAGAAACTTGGTTGACGAAATTGATAAACATGTTCTTTCGTACTCCGTAGCCCTGCAGGGAAAGAGTGCCATCCGCCTTGCGCATCTTCGGATTGTTCTGCATGATATACTTGTCCATGAAGGAAAGCATCTTTCCGGCGGTATCAATTACGAACGTAGCATAGTCGGCAATCTCAGGCGACTGCATCACTTCATCCACTTCTTCCCATTTCGTTATCTGTACCGTATCCACACGGTGGGCAGCGTTCACACGGTGTACGCCACCGTCAAAGTCCAGAAGAAGCGGATGCGGTGCCGACAAGGCCAGCGTGGTCTTTCCCATACCTGGCTGTCCGTAAATAAGTGCTGACAAGGTTTTCTTTACCTGCAATTCATTTGGTTTCTTAATAAGTCCCATAATCAAAAAATTTAAGTGGTTAATAAACTGATATATCTTTTGTCCTGAAAGGCGGCCAGACCTCTCCGGACGTGCTTTCATCCCATTGCAGCTCTAAGCTGACTTGAAGGGCCATACTTCAAATCGTCCAACTGCTTTATGGAAAATATTTTCGGGGAATTCTGATACACTCCCTTCCGTATCCATTTTGCAGCACCAATGGCTATCTGATGGTCCAACCATCCTTCACCGTACCTGCAGCACGCTTTGGAATAGGTTATCTCGTCAGAAGTCGGGTTGCTGCGTCTGATGTATTCCTCCACCGCTTCCTTTGCGGTCTCACGGATAATCACCTTCAACTGCCATGCGTCAATCTCCATCTGCTCTCCTCCTTACTACTCTGGTTACTCTTGCTCTTGTCTGCATCCGGCATCTTCTCATGTCCACATGGTAGTCCGTTACCGCCATGAGGATAAAAAGGAATGAGAAGAACATTTCCAGCCCATGTTTACGAATCTCCTTCAGGTCGAAGTTGATTTTCAGCTTTTCGCAGAACATATACAGAACCAGCTCCGTATCCTTGCTGATACCCAGCTTCCGGTATATGTCGCGCTTCTGTGCCTTGATTGTCCATGTAGAGCGTCCAAGACTGTCGGCCACCTCCTTATCCGCAAGCCCCTTGCAATACTGCTCTGCAACCAGGTGCTCACGTTCAGATAAATCATTCATTACAAACGTTTTACCTTGAATTCTCCATGCTTCCGGTCTATCTCTCCTACCCGCTTCCAGTCTGCCCCTTCCACGCACATTTCCAACCGAAGTCTGGAAATGGTTGTATTCACTGACGAAATAGAGGAAATGGGGAATATCACAGTCTCACCGACCTTCATTCCTCGCAAGGTCGATGCCCAGTTTTCTGTTACTTTTACCATATCGCTTACTTTTTAATGTTTGCTGGCAGAACGGGACTTGAACCCGTGACTTCCTGGTAACGCTGCAAGATGTTCTACCACCTAAACTATCTGCCAATAAAAATGCCGAACTTCACAGCCCAGCATCTACCTATTTTCTATAACCCATAAAAACTAATCGACTAAGACAACTAACGATTTGACCATGTTCTTGAAACTCTCAAACTTCGATTCAATCTTTTTCTCTTCTTCCATGTAATACAGCATTGATTTTCTGTATTCTTCGGATTCGCGTTGCAGATTCTGTGTGTATGCCACGAGTTCATCATGCGTCATACCCTGTAATTCCTCATTTGTTTTCATGTCTATTCTTTTTAATGTTATTGATTTCCGTATCTATCTCCTTATCAAACAGCTCCCGTCTGTCCAGTTCCCTTGAGCGTGCCGCCAGAATGGCACTGATGTCCGCAAACTCATCACAGATGCTCTTTATTACCTTTTGAAGCTCTTCCATCCTTGTCCATTTTATAAGCGGCCCAGAAGCCAGTTATTACAAACCCTGAAAATCCAATCCAATAGACCGGATTCAAATCCTGATTGAAGTGCATCACCAATACGGACAATGCACATAAAGCAAGTAGTATTTTCATGTGATTATTATTTGATTCGTGCCCCGATAAGCTCTCTCTGCTCTTCCCACCGGAGTTATCAGCTACTATTCTTCACTGCATGACCGTTCGGGACATTTGCCATTATTTAGCCAGGCTGCTTGCATCGACCTTGTGGCTGCTTGCTTCGACCATTGAATCCTCGCGTCCTCTATGCTGGTAATGAGGGTATGCGCCAGTATCGCTTTCTGGAACGGACTGCTTAGGGCAGTCACTCCTTCATGTTCCCTACCTCCGCATCAAAGGGTAGGCTCTATGGCCGGATAGGGATTGCGTTATCCTGATTAGTCTCCGCAATATTTCGAACCAAGGTAACCTCTGTGGTTGTCCGGATAAACGGCCGCTTCCGTTACACCTGACCAGTCGTAGCTGACCGCCTTGCAGGCTGACTTCAATCCTGACAAAGGCTGGCTTTTTGAATCCATGGCTTTCTTCATTGACACCTGGAGCTTTGCCATTTTCCATGTTGATTTCAGAACTTCACCGAAAGTCTTTCCTTTCTTCTTAGCAACATATTTATATGTTCTCCAAGCATCCTTCATTATCTGTTTCAAATCATATATTCTCATGGCGTTACCTCTTTTTAGTTATCACTTTTATTTGGCGGTTTCCCGTTTTTTCGTTTCCTTTGTTTATTGTTTATTGTTTGATGTTGCAAAGATAGATTTAATATCTAATTTATCAAACAATAAATCTAATTATATCTAGATATTAACTCTAATTAACTCTATTATGGCTGGATTGAAAGAACGACTCTTCTACTTTATCGAATACAAAGGATTAACCGTACAGTCATTTGAAAAAACAGTTGGCTTAAGCAATGGTGCAGTATCTAAAATGGGAGATAATACCAGACGTTCAACAATAGATAAAATATCTAACTTTTTTGGTGACTTAAACAAAAATTGGTTGCTTACAGGAGAAGGAGAAATGCTTATTGGTGAATATCCTACAGGAAATGATATTACAATACACAAAAGAGATACTGGGAAAAAAGTCAATATAAAATCAGAATACATCACCTATCTACTTCCGATGTCAGCTATGGGAGGTTCATTAACTGGATTTGCTTCTCCTAGTGTTTTCTTGAATGATTGTGAAACTATAATATCTCCAATAGAAAATGTAGATTTTGCAATTACGGTATATGGAGATAGCATGTCACCCGAATATCCATCAGGCTCGCGCATTCTTATAAAAAAGATAAATCCCAATATTTTCATTGATTGGGGTAAAACTTATGTACTCGATACACCCAACGGTGTTATAGTAAAGGAGGTACACGAATGTAGAGAGAAGGAAGGATACATAAAATGCCACTCTATCAATCCAGACCCTAAATTCTCAGATTTTGATGTACCTCTTTCAGAAGTATACGGTATGTATAGAGTATTAATGTGTTTATCTGCTAAATAATATAAACTATGGACTTTAAAGACGCAATCAAACAGCTTGCCGACAGAGTTGAAAAGCTGAAAGAAAACATTCAGACAGAAGAAGCTACTAAGAACGCATTTATTATGCCTTTTATAAATGCACTAGGATACGATGTATTTAACCCTCTTGAAGTCATTCCTGAAATGACTTGTGACATCGGTACGAAAAAAGGAGAAAAGATTGACTATGCCATCATGAAAGATGAGCAGCCAATCCTTTTAATTGAGTGCAAGCATTGGAAACAAGACCTTAACATACACGACAATCAGCTACTTCGATACTTTAATGTATCTAAAGCTAAATTTGGACTGCTAACAAACGGAATCATCTACCGCTTCTATACAGACCTCAAGGAACCTAATATCATGGATGATAAACCATTCCTGGAAGTTGATATTACAGATCTCCGCGATAACCAAATCGAAGAACTCAAGAAATTCCATAAATCATATTTTGACGTTGAAAATATACTCAGTTCTGCAAGTGAATTAAAGTACATGGGAGAACTCAAAACTATTATACAAAACGAGTTTTCAAACCCAAGTGCAGATTTCGTAAAAATGTTCGCAACCAAAGTATATGATGGTCGTATGCTGCAGAATGTCGTAGACCAGTTTACCCCATTGGTAAAACGTGCCATATCATCACACATCAATGATATTATCAATGAACGTTTAAAAGGAGCACTAACTGTCAGTGATGCAAAACCAGAAACCCAACAAACTAAGGTTGAAGAAACAAAAACAGAAACCCCTGTAGAAGCACAACCAGATTCAAAAATTGTTACGACAGAAGAAGAACTTGACGCATATCGTATCATACAAGCTATTTGTCGTCAGAAAGTAGATGTGTCAAGAATAGCATACCGTGATGCACAAACTTACTTTAGTGTGTTGCTTGATGACAATAACCGCAAACCAATCTGCCGTATGTACTTTAACACAGTAACGAAATATGTTGCAACTATTGACGAAAACAAGAAAGATGTAAAACATGCTATTGAAAGCCTTGATGATTTATTCCAATATACTGAAGATTATTTCAAGGCTATAGACATGTACGAAACCAAAGAATAGCCCTTTAATTGACTTATAGGTAGTTACCAATTCATTTAGTAGTAACTACCTGTACTTCTATGTAGTTTTTTAATTACATAGTAAAAAATGCTATATTTGTAAAGAATGGATAAGATTATAGAAAAACTGATAGAACTGATGCCGCTTTGGACTGTAATAATCATTGCGATAATGTTTGTCGTAATGAAATTTTACTACACGCGGTTCAAGGTGCTGGAAGATAAAACCAAACATGCAGATTGTCAAAACAAAAACAATAAGATTGACGAATTGTCTTCTGACATCAAACAAATGAAACAAGACTTTGATAGCATAAAAGAAGACATTACAGCAATCAAAGCCGTCTTGATACAAAAATTCCCAAATTCAGCAAACGTATTTAGTATGAAAAAAAGTCCAAGAAGATTAAACGAATTAGGAGAAAAGATATTTAGCCAAATACACGGAATGGAATTCCTGAACGAACACAAGTCTTTCTTCTTTTCGAAAATAGAAAGCATGAATCCTAAAACAGAACTGGACGTAGAAAACGCAGCCAATTTTGCATGCTCCGGTTTTACAGATAATGATATATTCAATGGAATTAAAGATTTTGTTTATAACGCTCCATCCATAACTATCACAGGTGAAAATGGAGAAAATAAATCTTATGACATAACTCTTGGAGATATATGCTACATATTAAGCCTCCCTCTTAGAGATATGTATTTGGAGGAAAAATTCAAAAAATAACATATACTGCATAATTATTTATTTGTATTGTATTAGCAATCATATCAGTTGCATTCTATATATAGAATATACGGAGACTCTATCAGAAAAGAAAAGATTAAGAACATACGTTTCTATGAATACTGATATTACTTCATGTGCAGACACGTACACAACATCAACTTACTGTCAGCTCTCCCCTACCTGCAAAGGATGGGGATGCCGGTTCCTGACAGCACCCATTGAGGAGATACCAGTAACAGTTCAGGAAAAAGCCAAACTGTTCTCAAAGGTCTATCGGGAGGCAAAGCAGAAAGGAGTACTGGAGTGCCCGCACTACCGTTCCATATTCATTGATGAAGTACTGGAAAATATAGGAATAAATTAAATCTAAATGTTAAAAATCAATGTTTTTGCTTATATAATTTACTGCTCTTATTGTTTAATGTTTATTGTTTAGTATCTTTGCAAAAGACATATATACAAACAATTATGGGAAGTGTAAAAAATATTGATGTAAGCAGAAATACTCGACCGATTCATACAGTACGGAGCAAAGGTGAAAGATTAGGATGGAAAAGTATGTCTGAAGAGAAACGACGCTCTCTAAAAGAAATAGTAGGAGAAGGAGAAAAAGTTAATCGCCATAATTATTGTTTCTTTACTTATACTACGAAATTGTTAATACCATAATCAATCATGCTAGAAAAAGTTCAAGCATACGATATTAAATTCATACAGAAAGCGTCACCGACCTCACGTGACGCTTTTAATTTTTGTAGAGTCTACCGTTTCTATACAGATCCTATACCAACTTGTCAAAGATTAAAATATATCATCCGAGCAGAAGCACATGATAAAGTTTTTGCAATTAAATTTTATGCCGCAAGGGATAAAAAATTAGATAATAAATACAACCGGATACTAGGTGTATACGATTATATAAGCGCATTACGAATCTTTTATACATGCGCTTCAATAATCCCAAAACTAATGGAGGATTTTCCTGAGTATTCATATATAGTCAATGGAGCCCGAACTATTGACATAAATAAAAAAATAGAGAACGAATCAGAAACACAACGATTTAGGGTATATAGAGCTTTAGCCACAAAAATCATTGGAACAGACTCATTCGAACACTATCAATTCAAAGAAATTAGTTCATATTTATTAGTCAAAAAGCAACCTAACATTGATACTGAAGAAGAAAAAAATAAAATCAAACAAATGTTCTTAGACAGATATAAGATAGAAGATATATGATAAGAATTTAGAAAATACCTAATACAAGTTCAAGCATAGCCGAAGGTCAATCCTCCGGCTTTTCTTTTGTATAGAAGCTCCAGTCGAACAAATCCAGAAGCCTTCTGTTAGCGTCCCAGAGCGGCCGAAAATCTTTTTCTATATAAACCCTCGCAAGGGCCATTTTCGGGTCACTGTGGTTAAGCATTTCGTCCACACGGGCTATATCAATGCCAAGCCTGTTGGCACAGATGGATGCCATAGAGTGGCGGGCGTAATAAAAATTCAGGTCAGGAACACCAATCTCACGACCGATTCTCTTCAGGCCAATATTCACCATGGCATTAAGCATGTCGGACGTCACATAATGGTCACTAAAACAGAAAACCGTTCCATTTCCCCTATATTTTTCGATTAGAGGACGAATCTCAGGTTCAACGAATACCTTTATCAGCGCCTTGTCTTTTCTTCGCGTACGCGTCTTTCTACGCTGATAGGTGAGCACATATCCGGAATACTCACAAGCTTCATACAAGTCAGCTGTATTCATCCCCATAAGCGCAAATGAAATCAGAAACACATCTTTGGCTATATTGAAAAGAGAGTATCCCTTGTTTTTATTCTGGTAAACGTACGGAAGGTCTATTATACGCTGTATCTGCTCAACAGAAAGCACGCGATGCTCCACAGAAACAGTCACCTCCGGTATCTTGTACTTTGAGAATGGAGATAAGGGTATTCTCACCATTCCGGCTTCTTCATCATTGTATTCAAGCTTGGCGTTATTGAATACAGTCTTCAGGAATGAGATGTAAGACGACACAGCCCTTCCGGCTTTCGGCTTATCAGTTGTAACCACACCTCCAGACTTTGTACCGCAAAGTGTAGGTTCCTCACGAAGAAAACGCTCATAGGATTTCAGGAAAGACACCGTTACCTGATTGACGTCAAGATCAGGGCCAGCAAAACGTTCAAGGGCATTCATGGCCACCCGATAGGACTTTGCAGTTCCAGTTCTCCCCTGCTTCTCCAAAGAATCCGCATAATCTTTACCATACTGTATAATATTCAGATAAAATCCGTCTGAGGAACCGGTAAGATATTCCACAATCTTGTCCACATCCCAGGATTCAGCCTGAATTCCAGCGGCAGTCAGTTTTCTCCTATAAGAAAGTACAAGTTCATCCATCAGGTCTATTATGGCCTGATTCTTGATTTTTATCTTTTCTACACCCTTTTCCTTCTTTCGTGAAATATCCTGCGCAGAGACAAACTGAGAAGTTTTTATATACTTTGATTTTCTTGCCTGAGTGACACGTATCTTTACATTATACGTACCATCTTCCTTTTTCTGATGAGGAAGAACCACTACCTTGAATGTTGCCATTTGCTGAAAAACATTTGTAAAACATTTCACCGCAAAAATAGCGTTTTTTCATGGAAAGCAAAGAGAGGAATCTCATATTTTATACCCCCAGAAATCCCTCTGGAGGTATATCACGCTGATAATATGGAAAGTACAAAACAGATAGAAACGAATATAACAAAGATATAACTATTCTCGCTTTCACACAAAAAAAGTTCCTTCCATATTTAAATGAAAGGAACTTTTATTTAGCATTTTATATCTCAAAAGATAAATTATTTCTTGAAGAAGTCCTGTACTTTTTCGTTAGGAACCATTTGTT